TGCCGCAGAGTGTGTCGAAAAGGATGCGATTGGATTGCGGGGAGGCATTGGCGACCTGCACGTTTGAGCCCTTCACGGCTACTTGAACCGAGCAGCGATAATCCCCGGTCATCGGCGGGTCCGGCATCCCACGCACGGCCTGCACGGTGACTAGCGGGTACGATTTCGCGGCATTTGTATTCGAGGCCAGGATGTTGTCAACCGTTCCGACCCCCTGCGTGACGAGGTAAGCGCAGACAGCCCGATTGAGCTTTGACCGCAGGTTGTTGTAGGGCGCGGCCATCAGCCTTTAATGGTTTTGCCGCAGACCTGGATGTCGCATTGCCGGGCGTGTTGCGAGGGAATGCAGTTGGCGGTCAGATTGATTTGCGCGCCGTTGATGGTTTCGGTTCGCGTATTGCGCAAAAGCATCACCGCCAGCGTCTTGACCTCCGCCGCGAATTCAACACTGACGGTTTCCGTTTTGACCGGCAGATTTTCCACGGCGATTATCAGGTCGTCAATGGGGCCGGATTGTGAAAGTGAAATCATCGTTAAAGGGGTTGAGTCAAAGCTATTTCCATGCCGCATTCACTTTTCGCGCCAGTTCCTCGTCGCCGGATTTCATCAGGTAGTATTGAAGCTGCTTCGCGCCTTCGTCATCCAGAGCGGCTTGCAGGGCGGGTCCGCCGTAGAGTTGCAGCGCGTGATTGAAGCTCGACGCGTTCAGCCCTTCATAGCCGATGTCATTTTCAATGGTGCAAAGCGCGTAGTAATTGGCTACGGCCGGTTTGGCGGTTCCCAGAGCCCCGCCGTAGAAGGCACCGGAGCCGTCGAATGCCGCGCCGCCCCGCCGCCATTTGTTGTTTGAAACCGAGAGCAGTTTTTTTATCGCCGGAATCCAGCCGGCCTTGAGAAAGGCAATCGCGCTGTGCCGCCGGGCTATCATTCGCGATACCGCCAGCCGCATGGCCAGCCGACCGGCCTGCCGGGAAACGCCTTTGAACGGTGATTGTGCCAGCGCATACCGATTATTCGTCAACTGATTATATGTCGAGGTCGCGCGGGCGCGGGCCTGCACAATCAGAACCGCCAGCGGAACATCCGGGTGTTTTGTTGACGTGCCCAGTCCGCCGCTGAAACGATTTTTGGTTTTCTTGTGCGGCTTGCCGCGCTTGCCGATGTGTATCACCTCGGTTTTGATGGTTGCAAGCTCAGTGTCGATCCTGCCAACGGTCACGAATGGCAATCGATTCTTTGCGCCTATCGCCACTTCGAGACTTGCCGTATTGACCGCCTCCATCGGTGTGCGCTTCGTCCAGTCGCGCGCCAGGTCCAATCCGCGATTCAGACCGCTGGCGTCAATCTTGTAGATCGGGGAAAGCGCGAGCATCACGCCTTTTGTTGCAGGTCATCCGCCTCGATATGCAGTTGCAATCCGCCGGCCATGACGCTCACGGTGTGGATTTTGTAGGCATGATTCAGGTAATCGATTCGCGTATTGAGCAACTGGCCACGGATGTTTTCCGCCTGGGTGTTCGCACCGAATGTTGCCACCAAAATAGTGAACAGAAAATCCGAGTCCATTGAGAACCCGCCAACGGCCAGGTCCTCCTTCAACCTCGCCGAGCCGGGCAGGATTTGATAATTGTTTCCCTGCCAGGCAATGACCGGACACGCCGTCCCCATCGAAGCCTGCAAATAGCCGATGCCCTGTGCGTGTACCGCGTATGGATTGATGCCGGACATAAAACAACGCCGCGCCGGAGAGCAGCCGACGCGGCGCAGTAACCACTAACCCACGATTATTTCGCCGTGGCCGGATTCAGCTTTTGAATCAGGGCCATCAAAGCCTCGGTCGCGCCCTGGCCGCTGGCGAGGCGGTTGGACTCTTCCATCTTGGCCGCGCGCCGTTCCGCCGTGGCAATCTCGTCCTTCACGTAATCGACCACTTCCTGATTGTTGGCGTCCCCGATGCACTTGGCATACGACAGGATGGCAATCAGTTCCGCCGCCTCGGTGTTCTGGTTTTTCACCATCTCGGCGATGCTTTTTTCGTCGCCTATCTCAAATTGAAATCCGAGGTGGACAAGGCGGTGATGTTGGAACTTGCCGAGGCCGGGATTGGCCTTCTGGGCGCAATTCTTTTCGTTCTTGCAGGAGATGTACTTCTCCAGCTTCGGAACTATGGCGAAGTCTCGCGTGGCAATCAGCTTCATGTGGCGGCCGGGGTTGGGGGTTTGGGTGGTTCGGTTTTGGCGGTGGGCAGAATGCGCTCCACGGATTGCGCTCCGGTCAAGTGGCCGACCAGAATGCGCTCACTGTCCTCAAGGACTTTCAGTTCCTCGCCTGTGCCGATGCTGAACTCGGTGCCGGCCTTGACCAACCCCTTGTCGCTTTTCACGAACGGCTCCATGCTCGGCACATGGCGCAAATCTACTTTGGCTTTGAATTTCATGGTAGGTATTTGGTTATCTGGCAAAGGTGCCGGTAATGACCGCGCCGTAAGTCTGGTTGGTTCCGGTTCCACCCGGCACGACCACAACACGAAGATACCGATTGGCATCCTGCGCCACAAAGCCGACCTCCCGCCAGCCGGGGCCGTTGGCAACCCAGGTCGCAGTATTGGTGAACGCGGCGGCTGGAATATAGGTCGTGGCGAAGCCCGCGCTGGAGGCGGTCGGGGTTGTCACCACGCCGGTCAGGAAGTTCGTATCCGTAATGGCGATGCCCGTGCTGGAGTAATAAAAGTTCGTGCGGGAAATGGCGATGTTGGTCGCCAGCACGCAGCTTGAGAGAGTCGTCCAGTTCGTATTGTCGGCAGAGTTCTGGACGGTCACGGTCTGGGTGCCGGAGGCGTTGTCGCAACCGGAGAACACGTCGATTTTGGCAACGCCGATGATTCCGGTCAAATCCGCCACGGCGGGCAATCCGTTGGATGACGCGCCGATGGCCAACGCGCCTTGTGAGAGGATGATGGTCCGCTCGCCGGAAAATGAATCCGAGCCGAAGCCCTGCGCGAAGGAATGCGCGGCGGTCGCGCCGATGATTGCAATGGCCAGAAGTGCTTTGATGAATTTCATGGTGATGTTCAGTTCGGATTATTGATTGCCCGCATCGGTCGAAACACAGAAGGCTTGCGGATGACGCAGGGCGAAGTCACCCCAGGTGTTGATGGTGATTTTCACCTCCGCGTTCGGCGCTAGCGTAAAATGGTCAACCACGACATCCAGCCCGCTCCACATGGCGTGAATCAGGTGCTCGAAAGCGCCGGCAACCACGAGATTTCCAGGAATCTGATTCGAGGCGATGGCCTGACAGAAGTTCACCGTGCCGTCCATCAGTCCGCCTTGCCAGATGGCGTTCTGGCGGCCGCCGATGGTGGTCGCGCCGGTCAATGCCTCGGCCACGGTCTTAAGCGAGCCGCGCGTGGCCGTGGTGGATACGTAGGCGATTTCATCCATGACGTTGGCATTGCGGATGGTCGTCTCGAAGAGAACCATCTTGATGTACGTCGGGGTCGCGCCGAAGGTCACGCCGCCGATGCCGGGGGAGTTGATGATGCCCAAAGGCTGGCTGGCCGAGCCGGTGCCGTTGAAGCCGTAGTAGTCCCATTGCAGGGCGATTACCTTGAACTGGTCGTCCCGCAGGAACGCTTCCACGTCGGGCGTCGATTGGAAAATCAGTTGTTTGGAGTAATTCTGGGTCACGCCAACGCGCTTCGGGGTCAGCGCGATCTGGTCGAGAGTTTGATTACTTCCGGTCAATGCCCCGATTTCGGAAACGCTGTAGGCCGTGGCGGGCGCAGTCTGGCGGGGAATGACGATATTTCCCTGCAAACCACCCATGTGCCGGACGCCAACCTTGTCCAAAACCATCATGTTGCGAAGCAATTCAATGATGGGAACCACGAGAACCGTCGGCACCATCGCGCCGCCCTGGCCGAAAATATCGACCTGCATGTCACGCTGACTGCGAACCGGACGGCCCAAGGCCCGGAGGGTGCGGGATGAAACGGTTTTGTTGCTGACTGCAACATCGTGAGGCACAAGGAAGCCGCCGGGCGTGAATCCCAGACCGCCGGTTTTGTTGCTGTTCGCCTCCTCCAGAAGCCGGAAATGCACCTTGCCCTCGATGGTTTTGGAATCCGGTATGAAGCCGCCGCCGTTGGCGCGTTGCATGTAAACATTTTTGATGGCCTGGCCAAACGAGTATTCCTCGCGTTCGCGCTCGCTGGTCACGTCCGCGATGCCGATGGGCTTGGCCGGTTTGGCGGAGGTGATTTTTTCCCAGAGCCGGAAGGTAAAGGTGTCGAGATGCTCTTTCTTCTCGACGCATTCGCGGGCAAGCGCGACGATTTCATCTTGCATCGCGCCGCTGTTCTTCGCGCCGTGGTCCTTGATGGCGGCGTCGGCCCGCTCCATGATTTCCTTGCGGCGGTTGCGCTCAACTGTGTCGGCATCGGCGTGCCCGGCGGCGGAATCGGGAGCGAGTAGCATTCGTTGCATATCGTTTTTTTGTTCAGTTGTTAGGACTTCCAAAATCTGTGCTGCATTTGCTGTTTTGATGGAGTCAACCCCCTTACGTGCGGATTCGTAGTTCCCGTCGCCGCCACAATCGGCGCAACGGCCATTGCCAGAGCACCGCCCACATTCTTCGTCTGCCTTGTCCTCGTCTTTGGAGCGGCACCGGCACCGGCCAGTTCCGGAGCATTCCGGACAAATCCGCTTCACATTCCGCTTGGCGCGATTGATGCCTACGGTGTCGTCAGCCGGTGCGACGGTCAGAAGTGAAATCTCGTAAGGACGCCATGAATAACGGCGAAGCTGAATATCATCTTCCCCGGTTGTTTCTTCCAGAACGGTAAGCCGCTCATAACCGACGCTGACTGGGATGTTTGCCCAATCCTTTTTAGCCCGCGTAACCCATTCACCATCGAAAATGTTTATCTCTGCGCGGGTCTTTTTATCTGAGTCCACATGGGCAGATTTGCGAACCACGTCCCCGATTTCCAGCTTGTCATCATGGTCTTGAAGGACAACGCCACTGCGATTGATAAGCCCCAAGTTTGCGTCGCCAGGGGAGTGGGAAAGAACTTCCCAATACTCCCCAGACTTGTCTCGGCGCAGAACCGGAAGCTCCGAAGCGAATGACAGCTTTACCTTGCCGGTCGTGGAAACGTCCGAACCGGCTTCAAGCGTTGCGGAGCGGAAGAATAGCTTTGGCATTCTAGGGAATGCCATTGAGTCAACCGTCCGGCATGTTCTACCAAGCAGGGGCATTGGCATTTAATGACGCCCATTCGCGCTGGTGACCGTTTCTCCATTTGGATTAAATGTCAGACGCATCCGGCTGTTGCCGTTCTTTTTAGGCGGCGGCTGATTGTCGTCCGGCTGACCGCCGGGGGTTTCCTCCACGCCGGGATCGCCCTTCTTCACCGTCGGAGTGCTGGCAAACTCCGCGAGGTCGATGTGGTGCGATTCCGCAATCTTGTTTTCATTGGCCAAGCCGCTGAACACCTCTTCAACCGTGGCCCCGTCCCCGCTTTCGGCCAATGCCTGGCCGCGCGTTTTCATCTTGGCCTCGACCAGAATCACGTCTGTCTGGGCGTCCTGCAACGGATTGATGTAGGGCCAGCGTTTGCCGTGGAAAACCGCCGCCTTCACCAGTTCCTCCAGCCGTGAGATTGGCTGCTTGACCACTCCGGTCAGAATCGCATTGCGAAGCCAGTTCTCGAAATGCTCCAGGACAAAGGACTGAATCATGTGCTCCTGCCGCACCTTGAAGTAGTCCCGCTGCGGGGTTTCCGCGGCGCGCGCGGATGAAAAAGAGTACTTCTCAAAGTCCGCCGTGACCGCGCCATAAGAAAGCCCGGCCCCCGCCGCCACGTCCAGCATGTTCCGCCGCTTGAATGATTCCGCCGCCTCAATCGGAAATTTGGGGTCGTGCGTCTCGATGCCGTAACCGTCCGGCAGCACCTCGGCGGATCCGGGCTCGTTGTACGAGAACTTCTCGCCCTCGGCTGATTGAGAGTCCCCGGTGAATTCGTTGGCCGTGGGTTTGTTTCGCGTGATGAAAAGCGCCCGGCAGCAGGCCGTAATCGCGGCGGTGACGTGCGCGATGTCGAACTGGCGGTCGCGGTGAAGCGTCTGAATCAGGGAGTCCAGTTCGGACATGCCGATGTCCTGCTCAGCGCGGTCGCGCAGGTTGTTGAAATGAATGATGTCCTCCGCCGGGACCCGCTCCCGCCAGACGTTTGAGTGAGTTGGGCCGTTGTAAGCGAATAAATCCCCCGGATGCCGGGAAAGGATGTAATACGCGGTCGGGGCGTTGTATTTGTCGAATTCGATGCTGAACCGGATGGCGTTGCCGTTCTCGGACCGCCCCATGTAGCTGCTTTGCAGGCGGTCAATCTCAATCAGTTCGACGGCGTATTTGAATTTGTTGTATGGAAAGTCCCGGTGATGACGCCCAATCACGCCGCCGTCCCGGTAGGCCGACGCCTCCACGATCTGGTACATTTCCATCCGCGTCATGTCCCGGCGCACCGTGCAATTCTTTTTTGTCCCCGCATCTTCCCATGCCTCCTGAATCTCACGGTTGGTCTTGGTATCCAGCGTGAATACGCTTCCGCTGGCGTCCCAGGAACCTACTTTCATCTCCAGCCGGAACGGGTCATCCCCGACCACGTTGTTTTTGAACGTGCGGATGATTCCCTTGGTGATGGGGTAATCCTTGACCAGGGTGCGGGCTCTCCCCTTGGTCATGTATTCGCTGGTAAGGTTCTCCGCGTTGGCGCTGCCGACCGTGAGGGCCAAATCCTGATTGAGATTGGTCGTCACGGCCGCATCGTACAGGCGCGCCATTTTGTTGTTGTGCGCGGTGTATTCCCGGATGAGATGCGCGTCCCGTGGATTGACGCGCACGGATTTTATCGCGGCCCCGCTGATGCCGGATTTGGAGGCGTTGCGGACTATTTCGAAAGAGAATTTCATTGGCTGTAAACGCCGTCGGGATTGGCCGGGGACTGGCCGTAGAAATAGCCACGCGCTATCACGCGATTGACCAGCCGGACGCGGGTGCGTGATTTCTGACCGCTTTGCGCCCGCTGGGTGTCGATTTCGTTTTGGCGAAGCTGGTAATACCGGGCGTAGAAATCGGCGTATTGCATGGGGGGAATCCTTTCGATGACCGTTGCCTCGATCTTCGTGATGCCCAGGTCGTGCATGGATTTTCCCTCCATGACCGCCTGCAACGCCGTGACCATCCTTTGATAATGGGTTGTAACGTTGGCGTTCGCCGGGGTGCCGACCAGTGAATTCGTCACCGGAAAATCACAGTAATAAATCTGATGCGTTTCCCCGGCGTCAATGTTGACAGTCGCGTTCCCCGCCGCGTTGACCGCCTTTCCGACCAGCAGATAATCGCCGGGAATCCAGGTTGCGGTCGTGGCGGCGGGAACGTCAATCAAATGCGCGTCACCGTCCGCAGTTGACTGGAAGCTGATTGCTTGAGAACCGCCGCGCATCTGGTATTGCAGCGCCCATCCCTGGCTGGCCGGATAATCCGGCAGGCGTCGCTCAAAAAGCAGGTTGTCCCCGGCAGAAAGACTCAACGGTTCCCGGCTTAATGTGGTTATTGATGCGGTGGACGGCATTCAAAGTAACCGCGAAGTCAAACCTACCTGATGCCCAACGGGCTGTAAAATCCGCCGAAATAGGGTTTGCGCTGCGGCCGGAGTTGTGGCCGGGGCACATCCGGCTTTGGCGGTTCCGGCTGCGGCATCTTCTTCTCCGGGTCAAGCTGCATGACCTTTTCTGTTTTGCGCCCCATCGACGCCTTCACCCGCAGCATGTTCGGTTTCCAGATGTCGTAACAGGCGAGGGCGTATACCAGCTTGTCCAGGGCCTCGTTCCGCGCCTGGGTTTTTACGAACTGCCGCTTGAAAACGCCTTTCTCGAATGTCTCCACAATTTTCTCAGAGCAAAGCTGGCGGAAGAACTTTTCGGCGAACGACAGCGGAAAGTGAATGAACCGCGGGCCATGGTCGGTGATTTCCAGCCGCGAGAAAATCATGTCCTTCGCGGTGTCCGTGCCGACCATGAACAAGGTTATTCCGTAGTGCCGCTTGGTGGACGGCGTGACGAGCGCGGCGTATGGCGTCGCGCTGCCCTTGACGGCGAACGGGTGCAGTCCGGGATTGGCGGCGCAAAAACGGTAAACCGCCTTGGTCTTGTGACCGCTGTCGATTGCGGTCGCATTGATTCTCAATTTCGCGCCCGACGGATGGTCGTACTCCGTGAGCAGAAAATCCACCACCTGCTGCTGGACGTGCGGCATGTCGAAATCGCCATGCACGACGTAGTTTTCGAGCCACCACATTTCCTCCTCGTCACCCCAGCCCATGATGCCGATTTCTACGCGGTCGGATTGCACGTCGATGGCCGCGCGAATAAGCGCGACCTCCTCCGGGATGTTTTGCGGCCCGAAGTCCTCCCGCCGGTCCATCAGCGGATGCCAGTCGATTTCCTTGGTCGGGTCGGCCCAGGTCTCGGCCAGAAACGTGTTGACCCAGACCATCATGGTTTCGCGGCCGCCTTTCTTTGCCTCCAGGAACGCCTCCGCGAATTCGTGATGATAGTTTTTGAACGCTGATTTTTTTCCGATGACGCGGTACAGGCCGTTCAGGTGCCGTCCCCGAATCTTGGTCGCCAGGGCGGTCGCCCGCCACTCCGCGCGCTTGTCATAAATCGCGGCGAGCCGTTGTTGGTCGTTCCACCATCCCTTGCAGGCTTCGCATTCGTAAACCGCGCCCTCGGTGTCCCGGATTTCCCTGCCGTCGCGCGTGAAGGTGAACTTGAACTGCTCCCATCGCAAATGCTGCATGTGACCGCAGATTTGGCAGGGGACAAAGAATCGCCGCTTGTCCGACCGTTCCCACAGGGCTTCCACGCGGGAGCTTCCCTTGTGGGTTGGCGTCGAGGACTTCAACTTCCAGGCGTTGTGAAATGTTTCCGCGCGCTTGTCCGCCAGCGCCATTGAATCGCCCTGCGGGGTCGTCTCAAAATCATCAATCTCGTCCTGAACCACTCCGCGCGCCGACAGCCGGCGCAATGAACTGGTTGAAATGGAGCCGACGGCCACGAGGCCGCCGCCGGGGAACTTCCGGTTCAGCGCGCGGGATTCGGAATCCTTTTCGCGCGGGTCTTTCATCAAGCCCTCCATGCAGGGAATCTCCTTTATCGTCGGCAGCATTTTGTCCCGCAACCAGTCAAGGGCGTCGGCCAGCTTGGGATAAACCACTAGAATTTTGCAGGGAATCTGTTTTATGAAATAGGCGATGACGAGAATGATGCACAGGGTCTTGCCGGTCTGGCTGGCCCACATCCAGACGGTTTCTTGAATCGTAGGGTCGAGCGGATCGTCCAGCGCCTCCCTCTGCCACGGCATACGGTCAAGGCGGTAACGGCCGGGTTCAGAATTTCCCTCCGCCGGGAGATATGCTTCTGCCGCCGCGAATTCGGAAATCTTGTAACGCGGGGGCGGCAGTATCAGCCGCGCGAAATGTCTGCAGAGATATTCATTCACGGAATTACGGGCAGTCCCTTCGCCCATGCCTCGCGGGCCTCGTCAAAAAGCTGGGTGCCGCGGGCGATGACTTCGGGCGGCAGGCTGAATTCACTGGCGAGCTTGGGCATCACGAGTTCGATTTTGCCGATGCCGGTCGTCATCATCTTCTCCACGTCGGTAACCATCATCACGGTCTTGTCCTCCAGCCGCTGCGCGAGATTGTTTTCGCGTGTGAGCTTCCGCACTTCCTGGGCGAGCTTCTGTTGAGCCAGCGTGTTTTCCTTGTCCTCCCCGCGCATCGGATGCTTGGACAGCTTTTTCCGGCGCTCGAACTCGGCGCAGGCTTTTTCGGTTTCGCCCGCGTCAATCTTGGCGTCCTCCAGCCAGCGCTTGGCCGTCCGGGCGTCAACGTGGAATTCCTCGGACAGCGAATTGACGGTTGAAGGCTGCTTGTGCGAGAGGTTGTTAATCGTTATCGAGCGCATTACAGTCCCTGCGATTTGTGTACTAATGTGTGCTTCTTACGAAGCGGGTCATACACTTTGACCATTTCCTCCCCGGCGTATTTTATCAACTGCTCAACAAACACATCATTGGTGACATTCCCCCAGCTTTCGAGATTAATCCTTTTGATCGGCCCGCGCGCCCACATGCGCCGGGCGGATTCGAGCGGGATGCGAAGGAGGGGAATCATATCAGGAGTAA